CACTGGTTGTACGCCTGCTGCTGGCCGGCCAGGGTCGGCGCGTTGTTGTACATGCCGGTCAGGCCAGCGGCGGTGACGCCCTGGGTGAAGGCCTGGTTCTGGCCAGCCAGGGTCTGCTGGCCGGCGGTCGGCAAGCTGCCTGGCGCGACGTAGCTGCCCATCAGCTGCGACCACGTCTGGGCCTGCTGGTTGACGTCCTGGCCCTGCTGGAACTGTTGCTGCTGGGCGGCCAGCGTCTGCTGGCCAGCGGTCGGCGCGCCCCAGGTGCCAAACGTGTTGGCGAAGTACTCCTGGCTGGGCATCGTCCACTGGCCCTGGTACATGCCCGTCAGGCCGGCCTTGTCCATCTCCTCCTTCCAGGCCTCCTGGGCCTTCTGGAAGGCGAGCGTGTCCGAGTCCAGCTTCAGCTTGGACGAGTTGTAGGCGTTCTGGGCGGCCTGGTTCGCGGCGGAATACGCGTTGTTGGCGGCGGTGACGTTGGCGTAGTTCATCGACATGGCTGACTAGCTCCTTCCAACCGCCGGGATCGACACGTCGCCGCTCATGGTCGGCGCGCTGGTAGGCATGCCTTCGGGGGTGGGCACGCGCAGGGCCGGATAGGCCTTGATGACGGCCATGTACACCAGCCTGAAGCCGGTCGGCCCCAGGCGTTGCAGCTGGGCCTGGCGGCCCTGCATGTTGGGCGAGCCGTCCGGGTTGAAGATCTGGTCGCGGTAGTACTCGAGTTTTTGCGTTTCGGACAGGCTCGCGGCGAACGGCGCGACGCCAGCCGGGGCCATGGCCAGCGCGATCTGGGAACTGGTGGTGTCGATCCACTGCGCCAGGTCGCTGGCGACCTGATCGAGGATGGTTCCCTGGGGCATGGCTACCCTGGCAGGGGGTTGGCGCCTGGCGGCGGGCCTGGTACTACGGGGCGACCGGGCAGGCCACCCGGCGGCATGGCGCCAGGTGGGCCTTGTGGGGGCGGGGCGATCGGCAAGCCGCGACCGGGCATCGGCACCGGGTTGCCTGGCATGCCACCCACTGGACCGCTGGGCGGCGCACCAGGCGTCCCAGGCACACCCGTTGGCGGCCCGCCCGGCGCGCCTCCGGGCGGCATGCCCGACATCTCCTGCATGGTCGGCCCGCCTGGGGCGTTCAGCTTCTGGGCCTGGATGGTGCCCAGCTTCTGGAATACGGCGTCCTTCAGCTGCTGCTGGATCTCGGGCGACTGCTTCAGATCGTGCAGCAGCCAGCTTTTCTCGGTGGTGTCGGGGTTGTAGCCAGCTTCGGTCACGGCGTCCTCGTAAGGCATGATCTTCAACTGCATCTTCTCGGCGATGTTGCGCGTGGCGATCATCTCGTTGGACGGCGTCGAGGGCTGCAAGCGAATGGTGTAGCGATGCACCCCGTCGAGGTCGTCCGGCTCGATGCGTAGCCAGGCGCCCTTGGTTTTGCCGCCGCCCTTCTTGGATCCCGGCTTGCCGCTCTCCTCGCCCCAGGCGTACACCGCCTCGCCGATGCGGTTCTGGATGAGCCAGCTTTCAAAGCCGACCCGCTCGGCCAGGGCGATCTCGGCGTTGGCGACGATCGGGTTGAAGGCCAGCCCGGCCAGGTACGCGGCCTGGTTCAAGGCGTAGCCCGAGGCGTCGGCGCCGACCACCCCGGCGAAGGCGGCCGGCATGGCCTGCTGGATCATCTGCTGGATGTTGGAGATCATCTTGGCCGCGTCGGCGCCTGACGTCGGCTGGTTGATCGGCTCCACGTCGAACGGGTACAGGCGGCCTGGCTCGATGCGGTTGTTCTGCACCTCGCGGCCGTCCGCGCCGAAGGGCAAGTTCGGGAAGCCGCTCATGCCGCCGGGCAGGCCGGGGATGGCGCCCGCTGGCTGGGTCTGCTTCCACGTCGGGAAGCCAGTCAAAAACGCGGCGTTGCCCTGGATGGTCAGCAGCGAATCGAGCAGGCGGAACAGCGGGATGTAGCCGTACAGCACGCTCAGCCCGGCGTGCTCGGGCAAGCGACTGGCGGTGGTGATGCCCAGGGCGTGGAAGTACGGCCCGCGCAGGATGCCCAGGTCCTTGTCGCCGTAGGTGTGCGTCGTCACGCGGCACAGGGTGCCCTTGGAGTTGCTGCTGCGCTGGTTGGGGCCTTGCAGCACGATCACCTGCACGTTGGGGTCCCAGGCTTCGATGACGCGGATGGTGGTGTGGCCGCTCGATCGCATCATCCTTGACCACTCGGCGATGGGCAGGCCCGCCGCCCTGGGGTCGAAGCCGCTCCACGTTTTGGGATCAACCACGTTCCCGCTCGAATCCAGGCCGGCCTCGAAGCGCGCCAGGGCGTCCAGATACGGCACCTCCTTGATCTCGACGCAGGCGGTGAAGCCGTTTTCGTTCTGCTCGTAGTAGAAGGTCTCGGGCGGCACGTCGGTGGAGCCGATGGGGTACGGCAGGGCCAGCTTCAGCTGCTCGGTGTGCTGGTCATACGCCCGATCCTGGGCGTCCTGATCCATGCCCTCGGACTCAAGCTCCTGCATGTAGGCGTCGGACTGGTCGGCGTAGGCGTTCCAGGCGGCGGTGGCCCGCTCGCAGGTTTTCATGATCGCCTCGCCCTTGACGGCGAGGCTCCACATGAACAGGCGGAACAGCTGGCGGCGGGCCTCCTGCTCCTGGCGCGCCCAGCTGGCGTCGAAGAAGCGCTCACGCTGGGTGGAGTTGGCCTCGTAGATGTCGCCGAAGCCGATCGGCTTGAAGCTGACGGCGGGCATGTTGACCGACAGCGCGGCGGTGATGGTGGTGGCGATGTGCAGCGCCAGGGGCACCTTCACCTCGATGGCGGTCTTGCGGTACGCCTCGGGCACCTCGACGGGGAACTGCTGGTGCAGCGTGCTCTCGATGTCCGAGTACAGCCGATCACGGTCGCGGAAGTCGTGTTGCAGCTGGTCGGCCAGTTCGCACGCCGAGCGCTGCATGACCTCCTCGTCGCTGGCAAGCCTGCCCCAGCCCCTGGGCGAGGCGCTGCGGGTCAGGGCCGTGGCCACTTAGGTCTGGTTGTACTCGTGATTGTGGACGTCGATGACGCGGGCGTTGGTCAGCTGGGCGGCGTTGCCGATGCCCATGCCGCCGCTGGTGCCGTACCAGTACGGGTTGTGCAGCTGGTACCAGTAGGGGTTGTAGGTGGCGATGACGTAGTCGCACGCTTCGCAGTGGCGATGCGGGTAGCCGATGTGGCAGCACGGGCCGCGCCCGCCGCAGGCAAGACTCATAGCTCTGGCTCCGGGAGGTGCATGTCTCTGGCTTTGCGCTCGGCGGTGATGGTGGCGGCGAACAGGCCCAGCGCGTCGGACACGCGGGGGTCGATCCAGGCCGAATTGATCTGGGTGGCCATCACCCCAGCCACCATCTCCAGCCGATCCAGCCGCATCAAGACCTCCTCCAGGGTGGCGTAGTCGCGCCCGTTGCCGAGGCGCCTCTGGTGGATCTTGCGGTGGACGTTCATCCAAACCTCAGGGCGATCGACTCGGTCGGGCGGGGTGGCTGGGCCTCGGCGCACAGGCCATATCTCAGCGCGTCCACGGCGTGGTCCTCGGTCTTCTGACCGCGCACGGCGTCGGCGACGTCCTCCGGATCGAGCGGATCGACCACCATGGCCGGCAGGGTGCGGACTAAATTGGGGCACGTCCCACCCAACACCTGCACACGCGGCGGGCCGGTGTCGGTGGCCAGGTCGCGCCGCACGATCGCCCAGCCCTGCTTGCGCGAGTTCATGCCAGGGTAGACCGGCCGCACGCCGTGCGCCCAGTAGACCGAGGCGATCGACGGGCGCTGCTGCTCGGTGCGCAGGTTGAACATGCTGGGGTCGAGGATCTTGAGCAGGATGTGCTCGCCCTCGGACACCTCTACGATCCGCTGGGCCTGCTGCTCGTCCCGAAGCCCAGCGGCGTAGAGTTCGCGGTAGATGTAGATGCGCCTGGTCTCCGGGCTGCGGGCGAACCACAGGCAGCAGAACGGCGCCGAAAAGCCGTAGTCCACGGCCAGCCAGCGTGGCCACTCGTCCGGGATCTTGAAGTACGGTGTCAGGTGCTGGGCGGGGTCCCACTCGGTGAAGTACATGCCCTCGGCGGCGACCCACTGGCCCAGCCGCAAGCGCTGGTACAAAAATCCCTGGAGCGAGTCCAGGCTGGCGATGTAGGCCGTGCCGAAGTCGGTCCAGTGACCAGCGGACCACAGCGTCGGGTTGTCCTCGTGGCGCATCTCCAGCAGCTGGCAGTCGCCCGCGTTGCACCTCTGCTTGAGCCAGTGGTCGGGTGGGCCAGGGTTGCAGTCGGCGATCAACTGCTGGTAGCTGAGCACGCCGTTCCGCAGGCCGCGCAGCAGCATGCCCCAGTCGTCGGCTTCGAGTTCGGTGGCCTCCTGCACGTAGACGATGTCGAACTCGGTCGAGCCGATCTTGTCGGCGTCGTCCAGGCCGGCCACCATGATGCGCGCCCCGGACGGGTAGCGGTACTCCTGATCGCCCTCATGGAAGCGCACGTTGGTCGGATCCGGCAGCACCTTGGTCTCGAAGGTGGACATGGCCGACTGGGTCAGCGACTTGCGCGTCTTGCGGATGATGGCGCCTCTGATGGGCGCCTGCATGGCGATCAGGTTCAGCTTCTCCAGGCACGCCCGCGACTTGCCGGTGCCGGCTGGCCCGGCCAGCAGGACCTCGCGCTGCCTACTACCGAAGAGTTCCAGGGCCGCCCCGAAGGGCTGGTACGGGCGCTCCGCTGCCGAGGCCTCGGTCCCGCGCTGGATCTCGGCGACGTGGGGCATGTCAGTGTTTCACGCGTTATGTTTCACGCAGGCCAGCCGCCCTGGCCAGGGCCGTGGCACAGCTGGCGCACACCCAGCGGGTACGCCCCCAGATGTGGACCCACTGGGTGCCCTTGCGGGGCGCGCCGTGCTTGTCGGCGCATCGCTGAGAACACCACTGCTCGTATTTAGGCGCTGGCATACGTCCTCCACTGTCCACCCGGATGGAGCCACTCGATCTCGGCCGCGATCTCCTCGTCAGTCCTGGGGTCATCTGGTGCTGGTGCCAGGCCCAGCAGCTGGCGGCGTAGCTCTCGACGCCAGCCCCGCGT